GTCCCCAAACTAAATTGCCTTGCGTGTATCCTGGGCTATTGTAACCAGCCGGATCAACATTAGAAATAACATCTATGTTTTCTTGTACTGCACCTAATAATTTTCCTTGCAATGGATCAAAATAATCTAAGTTCTCTAATGTTTGATTAGTACTTGCACTAAACAATTGTATTGGCCCCAAACTGTTAACATCAACAATTGCACTAGTACTTCTAAATACCGCCCAATCAGGTTCACTGCTTAAACTCACATATGTAACTACTTGTCCATTGGTGTCATTTGCATTACTAGTTGGCGCAAAGTTAGGTGTTCCAATTGTAACACGATTATTATTAAAATCTAATGCTGTACCATAGTATGGTTGTGCTCCGTAATCTAAATCATGTGCATTTGTGTTTTGAGCGTATACAAATTTACCCGGGGCAGATAAACTTTCATTATATGTAGATAAGTAATCAAACATATATACTGCGCCTGCATTACGGAATGTGTCAACCCATTGTGTTGCGTTGTTATCAAATACTGTATCGTTATCTAATTCATCATCTGTGAAGTCAAACGTTGTGGCAGCAAATCTTGCTCCAACCGGCGCGCTTGCAATGAATGAACCTGAATTTGATTTATCAAACTTAATTGTTGTACCAAATTGTGTTCTACCGGTTGGGTGAGGACAATTTACTATTTGTGTTTCAGTAAAGACAGTTACACCCATCTCGGCAAAGGTAGCAGAATTAAGTGCAGTTAATGATAATTTATTATTTGGTGTACTTAAATCTATATTAACTAATTCAATTATTAATTTGCCATCTAATGCAGTTGCAGTAACATTGGTAATATTTGCTGAATTAATTGTATCGACTGCAAGAGTTGCATTGCCGGCCGGCAATATAACGCTATAACCATTTAATAGTATTGTTCTATCTGTAGTTATATTACAATCTACAGTTCCAATAATTATACCGTAACTTTCGCCGCCGTTTGTAAATCTATGTACTGCTCCCTCATAATTCAGACTATTCAATTCAAAAGGAGCACCAACTAATATTTCATTTGCAAACTTATTAGTATCTACACTTGTGCCAAATTCAACACCAACTCTTGGGGTTAATCCATTAGTCAATATTTGTGCTAATACAAAATTGATACCACTAACATTAATAAGATCGCCAGCATTAATTAATGGTGTACCACTGCTACTATATGTATATAAGGTTGAATCAATTACAGCATATGTGTTATCTTCAATTAATGTTCCGTTAACAGAAACATACAATGGTGATGTTTGTGGTACCATTGTCATTGAACCAGAACTGTTATTCAATGACAATGTTGTGCCATCACGAGTCAACGAAAGTGTAATTGTAGAACTTACAATAGATTTAACATAATATACTTGGTTTTGTGAGATGCCACCAAACACTGTGCCCGTAAATACGACTGGTGTTCCTGTTGCCCCCGAAGATAACTCAGTAACGTTGTTTAATGTTATAGCATTGCTACTAATATTTGTGGCAGTCTTAGCGGGTATATTAGCAGGAGTCCATGCTAATTGGAATTGTAATGGAACATACGGTTGTATAGTTTGTTGTGATTCAAAATTTTGAACCGTTCTATCAAATACATATGTATAACCATAGTTTTCTGTTGCACTATCATAATTCTGATATGGTGCGCCAATAACTACAGTATCACCATAATAATCAGTAGCAATTGAATAACCAAACTCATCACCCGAGGTTAATCCAGATGTTGTAACATATGTCATGTATTCATATAAATCAGTTACTTGTGATTTTCTATATACATAAACTCTATTCAAGTCAGTTGCAGAAATGTACAGCCAATTCTTATCACCTGATAATGTTGTAGAACTGCCCCAGTTTGTAGATCCATCTTTGGCAGCAATGGTCTGATATAAATCAACACGGTTAACTAATAAAGTTGATATCAATTGATATATATAAACATTTTTAGCACTAGTTGGTTCTGATATAACAAAAAAATCATCTGTGTATGAAATAGTAGATCCAAATGATGCGCCGTGACTAATAGTTTGATTTAACACATATGAATCAGTAAAGGTATTATACTTGTATCTGTAAACTTCACCCGCATCCGCATCACCAATTAAATAACCCATGTCAGTTGTATATGCTACTGCGCTACCGAATGATTGACTATTTTCGTTTAGTATTTCTTTATCATACTGATAGTTTAAACTTTTACGGAATACGGCCCAGCTACCGTCATTATTTGTATCTACCCAAACTTTAAGTTTGTTAAATTCGTTATCCAACAATGGTAGATTACCAATTTCAGGTGCAGTTGCTACACGTTGATTTTGAAGTCTGAAGCCAATTCCCAATCCAGTAATATTTCGAATACTAGGATTTAATGTTAAATTAATAATGATATTGAATGGATCAACTACTGCTGCCACAAGATAATAATTATTAATACTAATGTCAAAATTAACAATAGCAAATAATTCATAACGACTTAAGTTATGTGCTTGACTAAATGTTATAGTTACAGTATTGTTTAAATTGTTTCTAGCGTTAACAATTGATCCCAAACTTGCAGGAGTAAATACTTTCCACTCAGAAAGATAATTTGCTACCCATGTATAATCACGTACATAGAATTTGTTAATTGGGATTGTAGTTCCAACAGAATTAATAGCACTAGCCAAACCAGAATAAAAATAGCTAGCCATCTTAACATCATTAAAATTAACATAACCTGCACTAGGTAATAACGTAGAAGGGCTAGTTGGCTCTATTGTTGGCAATACGTCAACACTAGAGATTGGTCTGCCATAGTTTGTAATAGAGTAGATAGGTACTTCTTGCTGTACTCCTTCGTTGTTTACACCGTTAGTTAAACCAACTATAGATGGATTACCGGTTAATTCACTTTGTTTTAATTGAAATTCAATGAAGTTATCATTTAAGGTTCCGCCAAATTCACCTGATTTAATTGCCCAATTTTCATATAGGTCATAATCAATTCCGCCTTGGGCTAGTGTTGCACCTTTAAATGCACTAGCTGCATTTAATGTACCTTTATCTTTAATCATGTTCTGATAAACATTAATTTGTGTGATATCAGTAAGATCAGCCGTAGCCATATAATCTCTTGGGCGGTATCCAATCAATGAGAATGATAATAAATCTGCATCGTTTTCTAAGTTAGCATTATTTACATCATAGTACAATGTACTTTCATAAGAACGTGTTTGACTATTGGGTAATAATCCTTTTTGTATTTCGTTATAGTCAGTTCTTCTCCAATCACGCTCATCGAATAATTCTTTTGCTTGAATAATTGTTAGTGCTGTCCAATATTTGTTTTTATATTTTACAATTGAACCTTTAGTATATTTTATTTCTTTGGTCCATTCAGCAATGTTATCTTGATTGAGTATGAAACCGTAGGCGTCCATTGTGCCATTCCAGTCAGCCGTTTTAGTACCTCTAACAAAAATACGATTTTGACGTAATCCGGTAACTAGGTTATAAATTATATCATTGAATAATGTTACGTTGTCAAATACAATACCATGTTCAATATTGCTAATGTTAAATTGACCGTATGCAATTGCATCTCCGGTATTTAATGGGGTTGCATTAAATATAGTCCCATCACGAACGACTGACAAATCAATTGATTGAATTGGGTATAAGTTTTGATTTAGTACAAAATTTAATTGACGCAGTGTTAATGGTTGTACTATATAGCTATCCTTATCTACTGTAAAAGTATTAGCTGCCGGGTTAAGTGTAGTAATACTTCCAACTTCCCATCCTGTTTGTGACCAATACAAGAATTCCGCAACCATTTGTAGCCAATTGACAGGAACACCATTTTCTATTTGATCAAATTTTACACCTTGATTTTCTAAATATTTTCCATAGCTAGCTAGGAACTGTGAAACTTCTTGCACAGTGTAAAATGTTGTACCATATGGAACTATTTGAACATTATTGGTATATGTGCTAGCGACTGTTACGCTTGCACCTTCAACAATAATTTTTTCAGTCTGACCGCCGTAACTAGGGGTTAACGTTTTAAAATATGCATTTGTTTGTGAATTGCCAAATACTTTAAAACATGTCCCTTTAAGGGGATCATTATCTATTGTTGCAAGTTGAACAATTACACCAGTGTATACAATTCTATCAAATGCTTGATTATCGTATAATAATACACTATAGCTTTCGTCAGGAATTAACAATGAACTATTATTACTATTTGCTGAACTCTTTTCAACATAGAATTTTAATAAGTTTTTATCACTAAATCCAGCCAAACGATAAACTAAGCGAACATCTAAGTTATCTAATAATGTAGTTATGTTTGTTGTAGCATCAATACCAACTTGTTTCTCAAAGTCTACGATCCAATTGATATAACTAGTTGCAGGAGTACCACTACCATAAATTGGAATATCACTAATCACCAAGTGGCTTCTATCATTTACTAAATATTGATCAAATTCAAAATTATATTTGTAGTTGTCTACATCTACACCCAAGTTAAAGAATTTTGCTGGTTTAGTTAACGCTAGTATACGCATCAAATCAAATGGCCATGAACTGCTTCTGCGATAGCTAAACTCTGTTGGACCCACATCTCCCACTTGCCATTGGTTTCTAAACAGGTTTTCATCATAGTTACCAACAATTGAAACAAACGGAGAAACTAAATTACCGCTGCTATCTACTGGTAATACATTTAACAACCCAGGACGAACATATTTAGGTAACACTATCCCGCGGCCGGTTATTGGGTCAATTGTTCCCCAATCTTCACCTGCCGCCAAATCTCCCCACAACACTAAGTTATCACTTGTATATGGCGCAGGTCCATAACGTGTTTCCCACCATGATGGTTGATTAGTATAACCTAACATTTCCCATGGGGTAACATTTGGAGTGCTTGTATCATAATAGAATAGATACAATCCTCTAAAATAACCTTGTTCAATTGGTTCATTGTTTATTCTATTGCCACTGTTGGCATAGTTATAACTGTATTTGTTGCTTGATGAATATAATTGTGTTTTATAATTAACTCTGTTCTGCCCAACCCAGTTTAAAAATGACTCACTATATATTTGTAAAAATTCAGCATAAGAATATCCGGTATTTCTAAAGAAACCTGGCAATATTTCATATGCCTCTACAGGAATAGTGTTGCTTAATTTTAAATTATTATAAACACGAGTTTCATATTCAAATAATACTTGATCTTTAAAATCACTTAGTGTACCTGTTATAGGATCATAATCTCCGTATAATTTATTATATGATCCATCATGTCCCACTATAAAATAAGTGGGAATAAAATAAGCTGTATCCAATACTACATTTGGAATAGTTGCAGGATATAATCCCAATTTAGTAGGAGTGTTTGGTGCAAAACTTCCGTATGTTTGATTATATTCATTAATGATAATCTCATCATTTTGTAGCAAATCTTTAGTTACAGTTAATGAAGGTGCATCTGCACTTATTGTATAATCAACACCTTTTATTAATTGTGATTGTACTCCATTACGTATCAAATATACTAATACTCCATAATAATTTGCAGCCGCGTAATCATAAATTTTGCTTAATGGGTATATACTAATATCTAATGAATTTGCAAAACTATAGGTGTTAGATATATATGGTGCTTTTTGCGGCAACATGTCACTCCAGAAGAATGAATCTCCGTCTGTATGTGCTGCGTTCATTTTGTCTAGTGCGTCATCAAGCATTGCAGAAGCAGTCATATAATAACTATAATCAGTATTATTAATGGTGTCTATTAGTAAATTTTTGAAACCAATATATTGTCTGCTGTTATATAAAATTGAATTAAACAAATTGTGATTTTGTTTACGCAAAAACGTGCCAGGCAATACTAATGAAGCACTATTCTGAATAATTCTATTTCCCCAGGGTACTAAGTTACCCAAATCACGATAGTTATTAGGACCAAAAACTTCTCCTAAGGTATTAGGATTGTTAAAGAAAATACTTTGATATTGCCCACGAATGTCACCTATGTTGGCTGAGGTAATGTCTGCATTCAATGGATTATTATTTAAATTGATAGGTGTTTGATAGTAAGCAGTTGCACTCACTTCATCACTTAATACCAATATTTGAACAACAGTATCAATTGCTGAAACATCCGGAATAGATATTGTAGTTGTGGTATCAGTTGTAACTACTGTATATAATGTAGACGGCAAGTAAGTATTATTAATATAAACTTGAACTAAAGGCCAACTAGTTGGCGTGCTATATGATGCAGGAATATCACATACAAAATCATTAGTTGGATTTAAAATAGTCCAATCAAATTCAAAAATTTGATATTGTATACTGGGTGATACTGCTGTTTGCCAACCCAATTCTCTCACATATGAAATTCTATCAACGTAATTAAAAACATAACCAGTGTTAACATTTTGTGTTTTTGGTGCAGTTCCTGATACGTAATTAAAAGTTTGACTATTTAATGTAACATCAAAACTGATATCACCTACATTATCTACGGAGCTGTAGCGTAGCGGGAATCCTAATACAGAATCATTAGAGCCCGTGCCAATTCCAAATGCAAACAATGTGCAGCCTGTAAATGAAGTACCAATATAATATTCAGAATTACCAAAACTTATATTGTTATTATCAAACACATCAAATTTAGGGGCTTGATTAATTTGTGTTTTTTGTTGACCACGGGCTGTCCAATAAACACCGTTAAAATAAAGATCCCAATAAAGTCCATCAAAATAAAAGTCTTTGCCTCTATTAGTATATCCTCTATAAACAGCAGTTTGTTCATCTGCCAATATCAATCCATCTTCTGCTTCAGTAAGCGTTATAACTGGGGCAGAGGAACCGGAAATAGTAGAAAAATGTGAAACATATATTTTGTTTCTAACTTCTAAATTAGTGTCTTTTGCAAAAACTACTCTTGAACCTTCAAATAATGAATAATTTGTTAAAGGAGTATCAGCCGTAACTACTGAAGCCACTGAAGTTGCTGCAATAGTTGCATTTGTTTTATCCCAAGAAATTGTTATAATTGTATCTGACCCCAATGTAGTTACGTCTGTAATATAAGTTATACTAGGTAATAAATTTGTAGAATCAAGTATATATTGTCCAACTTCAAACAAACCAAATACATCTTCCGTAGGAATTGTAATTATTGTGGTATATGAATTAATGATAGTAGTCATTGTACCACTATCAGTTGTTAGTGGAAGATCAGTTCCTTGTTTTTCCGTTGATATTGTAATATTGTTGCCAAAAATACTAGTAATGTAGTAAGTGGTAACCGGATCAACAGTAACTTGTATTCCACCAAACGGAATTCCGGCAAACACTATAGTATCATTAACGTGCAGCCCGGCGGTACTACTTAATGTAATTTGATTTGTTATTGCAGTGGTTGCCGTTGCAGTTCTAGTAGTAATTGGGCCAGTAACTGGGTCTATAGTTGCATTATAAGTTGTGTAACCTGCAACATCGGGATAATAATTTTTCTGTCCTGCTACTTGACTAAATGCATCAGTAGTGCGGGTATCCATAAAATCAATTGGAGCCTTGCCATATACACCTGAATCAAATAATCTTAAGTTTGGATAAAACTCTATAATAGGTCGCTTTGCTTTGTTATTCAAAGTAGCTAATTGTGTAACTAGATCTGGAGTATTATTGTATTCCGCAGTTGCGGTAATTACGTCAATATGAAACCAGCGGTTACTTCTTGACCATGCATTTTTGTTAATTGCATTTCTAGCAATGGTAATATAATCTTGTTCAACTGGAATGTTTAAACTTGAATCATAATTACCCACATCATACGCCAATGTATCATATGGAATATATGTGCCTTCAGAAAATAATCCCGGAGTAACTAAAGTTGTTACTGGTATTAATTCAATAGCAGTACCGACCCCTTCGACATAATATTCTACGTTGTTGTAACTTTCTGGATATATATTGCCTTGAAATAAAACTTTTAACCCATTAGTAAATACAACCCCGTTTGGCGCTGTATAATTTTTCTTACCTAAAATTTGTGTTAATATGTTTAATGTATTAGTAACGTTACTATCTACAATTTTTAATATGCCTACTTTATTTGAGTTAGTACCATCCTGGTAATACAATCTATCTAAGATAGCACTATTATAAGGTATTAAAGCTATAGTTCCAGTTGCGTTTCTATAGAAACCTCTATCTGAGAATTCAGCCCCAAACAATGGGGTTATTCTTTGATTATTAGGCATAACATCAGCTAGAGTTAATTGAATTTGTGGATTAGATTGATCACCCAATAGTTTTATAGTATAAAAATTTTGATTTACTGTAGTATACACCCCTTCTTCATATAAACCTTGATTTATATTCCCGGTCATTGTACCAGTTGCAGCAGTTAATTGCAATGGAGGAATTCCTCCCACTGCATTAGATGAACCGGGTATTGCTATTGTAAATTGTGTAGCACTAGGTATTGCTGACGTTGATGCAGTGCCTGTTCCTGAACCAATACCTGTAGCTACAAAAATTGTGCCAGGTTCTGAATTAAGAGCACCAATGGCTGTCCAATTTGTAGTACCGACAGAAACAATTGTATATTGGTGTCCAACAACAAATGTGCCGGCATTAACCAAACTGCCGGTGATTGTGTAAATGCAAGGGCCAACTGGTACTGAACCTATATAGCCTGACTCTGAATATGCAGTCAAGCCCCCAAATGCAGTGCCGTCAAATGTTATAGTTTGTCCTTCAACAAGTCCGGCGGTTGACGCACACGTTACTACATTGTAGTAAGTTGCGGGATTTCCACCAACTGTAATATTTGTAGACGCTGCTGTTCGGGTAGCAGTAATAGTTAATGGGGCTACAATATTATTATCATTTGTATCATATGTAGTTTGACTAAAAAAGTTTTGTACATACCCCAATTCGTCGGGTTCGCCGGTGTTATAAAACATCACGGTTAATCCGTTTAATGCAGTTACTCCGTCAATCCCACCAATATCATTTACTAATGCTCCGTTAACTTGACTAAACGGCAAAGTAGATACAACACCCACAGTAGGGCCAACCGGGAAATTATATTCATTAAGTGCATCTTTTTGTGGTACAGTGAAAGTTACTACACCGTTTTTAGCCCCGTTATTGGTGACTCCATATACATCACGAGTCTGTACGTTATGTTGAGTTGGGCTGTATCCAGTGACACCGGGTTCGCCTTGAATCCAAAATTGAGTGTTTTGATTGACGGTAAATGTATATGTACCTCCCCTTATTAAGGTTAATGATGGATTAGAACTAGGAGTGGTAAGTGTTTCAGAAGATATCAAATATTCATTTGGCAAACTTTGAACTACATATGATGCTGCATTATATACAATATCAGTCGCAACAACTACACGCTCAGGTCCAGTTGGTAACCAATAGTATTGGTTGAAGTTAATTATTTTATCTAAATTGGTGAATGAATCCCATGAATAAAATTCACTATTGAATAATCTGTTATTGTTATCTGTTAATGCACCTTCTAATTTTAGCGAATCAATTATGCCCGGATAACTAATAAAATCTGTAGCGGTAGTATCATTTTCTTTTAAAAAAGCAACACCCGGATCTAATTGGTAGTCTGTTCTGATTTTTGTTGGTTCAGTAACATAATAATCATTAGCGTTAATCCCATACCCAAATTTACTACCAACATAACCCTCTATCTTTTTAGTATTGGGTTCAGCTACCAACTGGTCTAGTGTAGCCTGTAAAAATTGACTATTGGTTGGTGTTTTAAATACCTCTGGTAAGAAATTTAATGTTCTAATTCTTGTTGCCATCTTTAAAATTCTTTATGGTTATATATTACTTATGCTATCTGTAATTCGGCGGGTGTAAGTGCGGCAATAACAATTACGTCATTTGCTGTTGCAGCATTTACAAATATTTCATATGGTAAACATTTAATTTCATACAAATCACCAAATGCCATTGTAGGATCATTTGGTACCAATACGCAAGAACTAACGTATTCTCCTATCTGATTATGAATATAAGCACTCAATTCACTAAAATAGAAGGTGTCACCAAAATTCCAATTGTTAATGTTAAAATAATTATCCATTGATGCTAGTACAGCACTACGTATTTCACTATCGCTTGCATTAGTGTTAGAATTTTTAATAACTTTGATTGTTCCTCTTAATGCAGCCGCTGCTTTAGGCCCAAACAAAGGTTTAAATATAACGCTGTTTAATATAGCACTATCACTTAACATTTTATAATCTTGAATTCTAGGATAATTTTGACTCAATTCATTTATAGTCGGTCTAGTTGGCATAGGAACAGTGCCAGTGCTGTCTTGTATCCAATTTTGATATTGAGTATAATATGCCTGGGTGACTACGTATAAATCAATAATGTTTGTTGTTGCAGGATCAATACGTGTTGTATTATTACTGTTATGACGATATTGAAATTGCAATCCTTGACGTCCGGGTTTCATACTGTATTGTGGTTGTGCTACTAAAGTATAAAATGGAGTAAGAATTGTAGGATCTTGTACAGTAATGTAAAAAACATTGTCATTGTATGCATAGAACAATTGTCCTTCTGGATATTCATACTTAACTACTTCAATTTGAGTTTTAGTTGGATATTGATATACTACATCAGTTGAGGGTATTAATTGATAACTAGTTAAATTAATAGCATCCTGAACTTCTTCAAAAAATGCATATATACCAATATTAGTATTTCCAGTAATATAGCCAGTGATTTCATTAAAGAAATCTGGATTCTGCACAATAGTTCTATCATTTGTATCGATACTAGCAACCTCAACTTCAAAGTCATTTATATATCCATTAGATTGAACAGTTTGTCCAATTATGCTAGCAGAAATAGCTTTGTTTAATGGGTAGTTGGAAGTTGGTTGTGTATTTGTAGCCAATACATTTACATAATCTTGTAGAATTTTTCCTGTAAATGGATCATAAACCAATTTACCTAATTCAAAAGTAAATCTAGTATCTGCTACACTACCAAAATAATAAATCAATGAACGATATGTGACGGTATATCTATTATAACCGGTACTAACAAAATTTACAAAATAGTTAGAAGCATTATATGCTTCAACGCTCCAACGGGTTTGAGCAATAGTTAATGAATTATTAAAGACCAATGAAAAATCTTGTTGTAATTCAATACGAGTCAAGCATTCATTAATTACTGTGTTAGGTAATGAATTACTAAACGACGGTATTACTACAGATAATACTGCACCAGTTGGTATATAAGCATTTAATGTTATTGGGCCTGTGCCATTTGCAAATCCGCCTGCGCCATTATTATAACCATCACCAATTACATTTAATACAGTAGTCCAAACATAAGTAGCATCAGATGGACTAGCTACACCGTTTACTAATCTATTGTTAACATCAAAATAATATCCTGATGGTGCTGTAAATTTTAACATTGCACCTTTGGTTATATATTTTGTGTTGTATGTTGAATATGTTCCAACTGGTACAGGATTTTCTCCGCCGTTGACAAAATTGTAGAAATATCCGGTCATGCTATTAGCGTTAACTGTTTTAGTTTGCCAATAAGTAGTACCATCACCTGATGCAGCATTAATATTATATCTAGTATAATTTTGTAGATAGTATTGTAAAGAACGATTATCTTGTAATATAGAAGTTAAGGTACCTGTTAAAAAAGTAATAATATCACTGGTACTATTAACTACTAACAAAGCGTTACCCTCAGTAGTATTCAAATATACGCCGCCGTCATTGGCAAAACTATTTGTACTAGAATATTTTCCAGTTGGATCTAGTAAATCTAAATTTTTGCTTATACCAACACTACTGCGATTAATTGCTTTTGATTTAATAATTGAACTATACAACGTGTATGGAAAGTTATTATAATCTTCACCATTAACCATACGATTTTGAGTATAGTATCGGCTTGGAGCACGTTGTTTAATATTAGCCAATGATTCACGAACCTGTGCGTTTGAGACAGGTACTTGTAATGCCAACTGAAGTGTTAAAGTTTCTATGCGACCAACTCTACTTACATAATTAATACTAACACTAATACCTTGCATTTGTGTTGGATCAATAGTGTATGTTAATGCATTACCAGAACGAACATATGCTCTAAAGTTTCCAACTGGAATTTCACTAAATACACCATCACCAAAAACATAACTTACTTGATCATTAAACCTGCTACCAACAGAGAATATTTTCTTAGCACTAGATTCAGTTTGTAGATAAGCATTTGCGTATACGTTTTCTACCTTTTGCCATAACCCAAACAAACCATTTGTTTGACTTACTTGATATAACCAAGTATCAGTATTGTTGATACCTTGAATATCAATGTCAATTACTTGGTTGGAGATTTGATTTTGTAGAACAAAATCAAAGTTTGTCAATGATCCTTGTTTAAAATAAAAGAAAAATCCTGTATTTGGACTACCATATCCCAATTTATCATTACGATATAACATATTGAATCTGTTTGTAGGCGCAGGTGGTAATTCATAAACATAATCTTCTCCCACAGTGGTTACACTACACAATTCAAAATTCATGTTCATTCCATTAACATTTGATGCAAACGGAATTACAGGTAAACTACCTGCAGGGATTTGTATAGTATATTCATCTGTCTTAACACCTAAAATTTGTGCCGAATTGCCAGGAACACCCACTCTTTGTGTGTTAACTAATGCAGCATTAATAATGGTATTATATTGTTCCAACCAATATGAATTTGCAGGGTCATTCCATAATATCGGAGTATTACTTAAATTAAATCCATTTAAGTCTGTGATATTTTGTGTAGTTTGAATACTAGTAACTTTCAAATAACCCTGTGACTCTAAATTACGCTTAGGTGTGTAACTTACTAAATTAGCTAACTTGATAACTGAATCTCTACGTTCAGCAGTATCCATAAAGTTTTCACGGGCATTTAAATCATTACGGAAGGCAAGACCTTGTCCCATAAATGATATAACATCAAGCAAGGCAATGAATTCTGAACTTTCAATATAGTCGTTAAAAGTTTCAGGATAGTATATACGCAAGTAATCTATAAAAGTCTTGCGTAGTGTTTCATAATCATAACTTCTGAAGTCGGCCTGTTGAAAGGTTTGATAAATGGCTTTCCAGTCATTTACCCCGAATAATGCTGATTGTCTTGAACTTGTAGCCATAAGTATTCTCTTTTAAGTATTTATCATACCTGAGAATCTTGGTTTTTTAGGGTTATTGTATAACTGCTTGATTTGTTGCGTTATTGAAGAATACGCTTAAATCAAATGCGTTATTAAAAGGGGCAATAGCCATCTCTAATTCGAGCAAAATTCCGTTTTCTTGAGGGTAAGAATTTACAGTATTTAATATCATCCTAGGGTCTAGATTGGCAATTCTACGTATTTCATTTTCAATTTGAAATTGTGTATCCGGGGTATTTGGTTCAAAAACAAAGGTCCAAAGAGTAGTGCCGTAACCTGGTTGACCAACTTTTTGTCCCTTTTGAATATTCAATGCATTTATAAAGTCTTGTACCACTATGGCAGTGTCTACTGAGCGAAATTTATTCCCAATAATAACGGGGTTGACCATTGACCCCACTCCCCCTCCTGTACCAAAAGGAAGATTAGTGGACCTAGGTCTATTTCCATTTACTGAACTATAACCGATATATGCTGGCATAATGTATTTATTCTATAATTTAGGCTTGACTTACCAAATCTCTAATTTGTTGAGATATATCTGATAATTTATTGTATTCGGCAACTGCTACAATACGAGCAGTTTCTATTCCAGGATCACCCTCAGGTAAATTATTTCGTGCATTATTTACTGCTTCATTGGCTTTTGCTAGTATTTCATATTGAGTATCTTGTTTTGCACGTAGAGTCTCCACTTGAGTCAATATTGAACTAAGTTTGTCGGACTGCGCTGTTGCAGCGGATGAAATTTCACCGGAGAAGTTCGGAGCTGATATTTTCTTATCCCCCAATACTGCTCCAATTGAGGCAGTTAACTCACTTCTATCTACTGTTCCTAAACCAATACTTGGCATTTTTATTGGATCGGCTCCTGCTGTATTAAGTGAATTAATACTTGATGCTAATTGGGCCCCGAGTCCCGGTGGTAGTCCTGCACTAGCAAGAGATGATAGTTTATCTTTTCCTGCTGCAAGTGCGCCTGCTAGTGTTACGGGGCCAGCGGCTATCTTGCCCAATAAATCTCCGGCTGCCGAAGAGGCATCTGCGGTTAATGATGTAAGTTTGCTATTTACTGCATCAGCAGGATTTATACCATTCTGGGCAGCAGTTGACAATGTTTTTGCCATATCACCAAGCCCTGCCACGCCCGGAAGCATGTTTGCAGCTTTAGAGTTAGCATTTGTTACTGCTGCTATTGCATCTTGTCCGCCGGGTATGTTATTTACACCACTGGCAATAGAAGCTGCTCCACTAGTTATTCCACTAATTAGTCCACGAGTTGCGCCACTTGTTAGGTTACTAATACCTCCCGCAACGTCAACTGCTGCATTTATCCCGGCTGCGCCTGTAACAATCTTCCCTACATCGCCGGCGGCACCGGTAACAGCATCTACTGCTGTTCCTGCTGCGCCGGCAACAGCACTACCTATATCTCCAATAAGAGAGGATCCGCCGCTGGCAAGTGTTCCGGTTAAATTAGTAACTCCTTTAGCTGCGTCAGCTATGGCACCTAACCCAGATGCGCCTGCTGCCATAGCGGATGCATTTTTTTCTACGATAGCTGCCAAATTTTGAGGCACCCCCGGGACAAAATCTTTAAATGATCCTGTAATTGCAGAGAATGCTGAACCCGCTATGCCCTTTGCGCTATCAATTAAACTTTCAGCACCGTCCATTACTTTCCCTAACATACCTTCTACTCCGGTGGTTATAGAATTTAACCCGCCGGTTACATTTGTCATTAAATTTGTTGAAAGGTTTCCGGCAGCCATTGCGCTAGATACTGCATCACCTGCTGATGATACTAGTTTGGTAGCGTCTCCTACCCCCGGCAACCCGCCGGCGGCGTTTTTAATAAAATCAGTAGTAGCACTAACACCCACCGATGATGCCGCTGATACTAAACCAGCAATAGAACCAGCTGATTCGCTGCCTGTTATTGCTCCAACATTTGTCAAGGCAGTTTGTGCTTGTTTAAAAGTGTCAACTTTAGCACTAACCTGTGCCGTAAGATTATTAGTGAATGCTGCTAAATTTTCTGCACCCGGGGCGCCTGTAAATAAATTCTGTGTCATAGCCGCTGTTACATTAGACCCGTTTTGTACTAATCCTGTAACCAGGTCTGCTGCGCCCGGTTTTAATACAGCCGCTTCCATTTGTTGAGGTGTCATAGCTAGTGTCCCAACTGCTGCGTTAACTTTTCCTGCGGCATCAGTTATAACACTAGTGCCAGTGTTTACCGCTTCTGCTGCTGTTCCTGCTGCTTGACTTGCGGCTGATCCTACCAATCCAGCTGTAGTTGCTGATGTTAATGCATTGCTTGCTGAGCCGGATCCCGGTACAGTTGATAACGTTGAGGCACTTGATGGATTAGCAGGTGCGGTTGTTGATGCAGCTTTGTTTGCTGCTGCTGCTGCCGGGGCAGGCGCGGCCGGCAATGCTGCACTAGCACTGGTTGTTACTTTAACATCGACTCCTTGACCTGCGCTTGCCCACGGTGAGTGAGCGGGAGCACGACTAACAATAGATAACAATAAGCCCGGCGCTGCTGCATATCCCTTAGTCTTATCACCCAATGTATCTGTATGTGCAACTTGAGGAATCAATGGCACTTCTGCTGGAGGGTTTGATGTAGAGCCAGTATTCAGATTAATGATACTGCCATTAACATACATTGTACCACCACTAGCATAAGAACCTTCGCCGCCTGCACCCATACTCATTGCACCATTAACCTTAACAGTATATTTTCCCATAGTGTAACCACTATAGTTTTTGCCAACTCTTACATCATAATTATTGGTTGAATTTATTTTAATATTATCGGCTGCAATGTTTAAATCTTTTTTAGCATTAATATTGATATTGTTATCAGCATGTAAATTTAAATCACCCTGTGTTCTAATGTTTACGCTATTAGTAGAGTACATATCAATTGTACCTTCTTTGCCCAATTCAATATAACTTTGTCCGTTACTATGAACAATGAATAAAGTTTGACCATCATCACTCATTAATATTTGATGACCCAGTGATGTTCTAAGTCTAATAAATTGATCTTTGCCTGTAATATCCCCGTCATCCATTACTAGAGTATGACCGGACCGTCGAGCAACAACTTTTAATGAGTCAGTATTTTCTGATCCCTTTTGTTTAGCAATAGTTTCATCAGTATAACCACCTTGATATATAGGTCTGCCCGGGGTACTAACTCCCCATCCAACTCTAGACGGAGATTCACGTAATGCGCTACTAGATACAGGGCCTCTTACTGGATCTCTGATTAATCCCTGTTGGAAATATATAGACGCTGAATAGCTATGAACTGGTTTTGGTGCATTTAAAAATCCTGCACTATTTGTAATTTTAGGATTATTTGTATTTAGATTAGTAACAGGGAGTTGTGTTGAGCCACCATAACTTTTTGCTTCGGCACCATTAAATATTACCGGACTATTTTTTGTATTAGTTCCAATGGCAGGAATCATTTGTAGTAACTCAGGATCTATGATACCACCTATATAGTAACCATAGTTTACATCACCGTTGATGAATATACAAACTACTTTACTACCGATATCAGGTGGACTAAACCACATGCCATATGAACTTGGGTTTTGTGAATAGCTTCCATAATCTTTTTCTCCGTTAGGTCCACTTGGTCTAGTACTACCAAAAAATGGACTCATATAACCAACAGTTGTCCAGTTCTTGCTGTCATCAGGATCACGAGCGCCAAAGTCAGCAATATATACATCAATTCTACCGCTGTGGTTAGGGTCGATGTTGTTTTTTACAACACCAATGATTGGGCTATTACGAACGACACCACCACCGGAATCGTTTTTATAATTCTTAGCTTGGCCTTTTGGTTTAAAATTATCATTTGCCATATATTTAAATTAGTTATTATCTTTACCAGTTAGTAATAAGGTTAGTAGCAATTCCTGCTTCATCATCTTGTACCTGTCCAGTTGGTGTAGAAATGGTTATAGTTTGATTTGGTACAGGTCTTTGACTTGGATCCATTACGTTGTTAATACTTCCCACAGAGTTAAGCGATGCTAATTGTGCATTTTGTGCCGGGTCTAAAAAGTTTGATGATGCTTGTGAAGCATATGGTGTTAATGGCGATGTTCCTACGCCGTCTGGCATTGTTGGCATACTTGCACTTTGTCTATTTAACCTATTTGTTTCAGCATTAGATTCGTCTATAGGAGATTGAATACCTGCATTTGAAAGTGTATTATTATTTCTAGCATTTCTATTTGTTTCCACATTTGATTCGTTACTTATATCTCTATTAGGCGGAAGTGATGCATTATGAGCCATTTCACTTTCGCCCGGTTTCCCTGTACCGCCGCCCGGACGCTCCGCCGCTGCTGCCGCCTTGGCATCTATCTTACTAGCAGCAAATTCAGGGAAGGTAGCTATTGTAGTATTTAAGTCTTGTTCGAACTTACCTTTACTAAATCTACTAGTAACATCTATAACCATATAAGCAATGCCTTGAATTTGATCTTTTATTGAATCTGGATATTCCCAAAATTTAATTCTATTATTGATGTTCAATAATCCAGTCTCCATATTGTAATCTTTCGGCTCATTAAAATCTATTTCAATAAACACCTGCCCCCCATTTGGATTTATAGTAAATCCATCTGTGCCATTATATTTGTTATATAGAGAATTTAGGCTTGACGTTGAGGTTTGCATTAGATAATCAGGATCCCCTATGATTGTCAATTTAGCATTGGCAAGCGCCGATGGATCATGCAAACTAGTAATATATGAATTTTGTGGATCAACACTCTGTCCACCTGCTTCACCACCAGATTTATCACCGGGTTGTGGTTGATTACCTTTGGTTGCTACATCTACTGATCCAGCCTGAGAACTTGGAGATCCATTTGGGTTTAATGTAACTGTAAAAAACGTATTATCAAACTGTTGTTGAAAACTAACAATCTCAGAATTCTGTCCGGTATACATATAATGATAGCGTTTATGCGGACCATAATATGGAGCAGGGCCATTTGCGTAAGTGCTAAGGAATGTAGGGGTCTCATATGGTTGAATAACATATGTTGTTCTATATGCAAAATCACCAACTTTTGAATCCCATCCCAATACTTCAACCTCTGCACTAAGATTAAACCATCTTATTGTTTGTTTTCCACCTTCACCTTGTTTAAGTTCTTCATTTGCTATATTAACTGTTTTTAAAGCCTTCTCCATATATGAACTTTGTTTAATTATATTTTCTATACATTGAAGAATAGGTGTACCTCCAATTATCTGTATCGTTCTGGAATTAGGATCAGGGGTTCCGGGTTTTGCGCCATTGGCATCATTTGATTCTTTAGTATTCGTTACTTGAGGATTTCTACCCCATCTGTGTTTATTCAAATCATTGGGACTAACTATACTTGCCTTAGCTATTAAATCTTCTGCTCCACCTATAAATTTTACATCCCATTCATTTGCTATTTCAATGGCATTTCCAACTTGCTTTTTTTGTGTTTCGTTTAATGATGTAAGTAATCCTATTTTATTACCCATGTATTGTCCTGCCGCTGCTTGTCCCATTCTATCTGCATTAGGGTTTGCATTGTTTTGCATTGCTGTGGACGTTGATGATCCCTTTAATGCTTCATATACTGTATTACCTATAATAGTGGTTCCATTTTCTACTAACCCTCTTTTAGTTCCAAATGGCGAATCAGCAATGCAGGAAGCAGTTATATTATATATTACACTTTTTCCATCCATTTTAAACGAAACTTTGGTAAGATATATATCAAAATATCTTTCAAACAATCCAAATTGATTTGCCGTTGGATCTCCTTCTGCACCCGGTATATCTTTTGAATTTACCAAGCTGCCATTTTTATCATATCCTAAAAATCTAACACCTAATATAAAAAATTGTTTTGTAGGGTTTTTTGAATCTTGATAATTTTTTACTTTACATACTTTTTTTAATTGTTCATGTGCATATTGTAATTTTGATAAAAAAGAAAATCCATAGGGTTCAGTAATAGTAAAATCTATTTTAGTAACATTTACTGCGGTCAAGGTGCTTTTACCATTAACATTATTAACCATTCTTAAATCATCTATAAAAAAATCTTCCTCAAATCCAGGTGCTCTTTTCTTACCGGGCCCAACACCACCACTTTGTGCAACTACATATACTCCTCCACCCGTAACGGTAGATTTTGGAGTTGATGATGCAGGTGGACTACCCATTGATGCGGTTGGTGAACTGTTGCTAGTTGCTATATTTGCATTATCTTCTTCTATTCTTTGATTAGCGGAATCTAATGCAGTTTGAAAAGCGTTTATATTTTTTTTACCAGACATAACAAATGCATTATATGCATCCGGGGTTATCATATATAGTGTTAATTGGTATGTGTAACTACTAAGATCACCCAACGGATTTTTTCGTAACCTAGGCGATGGATTAGATTTTTTAGCTGCATCTGTTCCAGATTTACCTGCAACTGTGGTGGGTGTAACTGGTGGAGGAGGTGGAGTGCCGGGAGTTACTCTTGGATCAGTTTCACTGTATTGAGTATCAGTAACTGTATTATTAGTTTGATCTCCTTGTGGGCCACCCCTATCGCCATCTGCACTACCTGAGGCGATATATGCCTTGTTTTGTTGTTCAGTTTGCGGGGTCGGCGCTTGCTGTTCTGTCGTTTCTACTTTTGGTGTATCTGAGTTAGGAGTTGACGGCGCGGAAGCAGCTTTAAGACCCGCCGAGATTGAACCTACAGATTGAGCGTCATTAGAAAACGCAGTAATTGCTGCTGTTGCCTCAGGACCATTATTTGGATTATCTATTAATTTAGCAAAATCAGCAGGAGACAGGTTGTTGGCTGGACCAACAGCATATCCAGCACTGCGTATGCCGGGCCCATACATAATGACATTGCCGCCGCCAGTTTCTACAAATGTATATCCATTGACTGTTACTTTAGGACCATCGTACATATCTTATATACCTAATACTTGTTTCAACATATCTAATTTGGGAAGATATATACCCACCCCTGTTACAAAATCAAAATAAGGATCCTTTAATCTGTTTGGATTTCGTTGTGCAAATGCCCACCACAATCTACTATCACCGTATAAATCATATGCAAGTAAGTCCGGTCTGTATTCGTAGACCGTTGTTATTTCCCAATATATGTCTGATGGTTGCATTGGAATTGGACGATTAATCATTACGTCTAAAAAATTATTATTGTACGTGTTTGTATTATAGTACGGACTTGTTGCTGGGTATAAATTAGTTGTAGCCATTACCAGATTCCTCCTGATTGACGTTGTGATCCTCTTAGCAATGCACCTGTTGCATATTCTTTAAGACTGAAACTATTGCTGATATCGTTTCTAGATATGATAGGATGTGCTTGTATTGTTATTGACATTTTTGTAGGCACATATGTTACTGCATCTTTAACGCCTGAATCATTTTTAAATTTTGGGGGAGCAGCCAACGCACCTGTTTGTATGTTTGATCCGGACATGCGTTGAGCCATTAAGTTTTCCCCCGGTTTACCTTTGGGTTGACCTGATCCAACGTTTATACCCGGTCTACTTGATGTATCCATAGCACGAATATAATCTACATCAGTTGGTAATGTGTATGTAAAATTATTAATTACTAATGGATGCCAATCAAATTGAAAAGAACCTAAACCTGACAGATAGCACAATGGTGGAGGAACCCCGGGACCTGGTCCCGGGTCTTTACCATAAAACATTTTAGTAACTGATCTAAAAAAATGAATTACTGCTAATAAATATTGTGCTTCTGATGTATCTTGTGCAGTAAAGTCAGCCGTTATTGTTATGTTATCTACATTACTACTTTTGTATGAGAAGAATTTATAATTACTATGTGTTACCTCTGTAGCATCATATGCTGCATTATATGAGACTGAGATTGCCGGAGTATAAGGAAAGATAACTCCTTCTGTTGCCTGTAACGGATTAAGTATACCAGCTGCACCCTGAGCAACTTTATACAAATAATTGGCACCGGGTGCTAAACTCAAACGCACCCGCCAGTCTTCTTGTGCTTTAAACTTTTGTGTAACCTGTTCTGTCTGTGCAGCCTGCGTATTTCTTAATGCTAATCTATTAGATTCTGCTCCACTTTGATTTGGATCTTCTGATTGAACTTGATCTACTGGATTTGGTGGATATGCAGATAATTCATCTACTACATCTTTTTGATCGACTGGGTTATCTGGATATGCAGATAGTTCATCTACTTCTGTTGCTGGAACATCAGCATTTTCTACATTTTCTTTTGATGCAGCTATAGCAGCAGCAACTTCTTCATCAGTCGCCGGCGGATCAAAATTTTCAATATAGGTATTATTTGTTATCTGTTGATCTATGCCAGCAAATTCATCAGTTGGTGGAGGATCAAAATTTTCAACATAGTTATTTGGATCAGCCGTGTTAATTGGATAAGCAGATTCTTCATCTAT